TGTTGTTTATGGAAAACCGCGATAGGAAATACGACCCTGATGTTTACATAATTCGTGGAATTTATAATGTAACTGATCAGGACTTTGATTTAAGTCAATTTGGACTATTTTTGTCAAATGACATGATTTATTTAACAGTGCATATAAACGGGTCTGTAAAAACGCTGGGTAGAAAAATAATTGCAGGAGATGTTATAGAGCTCCCACATCTAAAAGATGAATATGCATTAAATGACTATGATGTAGCATTAAAAAGATTTTATGTGGTTGAAGATGTGAACCGTGCAGCGGAAGGGTTTAGCCAGACTTGGTACCCACATTTGTATAGACTTAAACTAAAGCAAATTTCAGATAGCCAGGAATATAAAGAAATACTTGATTTACCAGCAGACGAAGGCAGCGACAAAACACTCAGAGACGTGTTAAGTACATATGAAAAGGAAATGCAAATTAGCGATGCGATTGTTGGCCAAGCAGAGGTGGATGCTTTGAGATCAGGATACGACGTTTCCCATTTCTATTCATTGTCAACTAACCCAGATGGTAGTGTAACACTGGTCACAGTTGATACTACTGAAATAACTTCAGATGGTGGTGCTTACTCATATCTAGCAAGTACTGGTGTACAAAACCATCCAGTAAAAGAAGGGTATACTGGTTATTTGTTAGGAACTAGCGAAGCGCCAAATGGTGCACCAGTTGGCGTAGGGGTGTCATTCCCAACAAACCGAGACCTTGGAGACTACTTCTTGCGTACAGACTTTCTTCCACATCGTATGTTTAGATACGATGGAACTAAATGGTCTAAAGTAAAAGATGACGTTAGAATGACTATGACCCCCAAGATTGACAGACTTACACAAAAAGGATCCTTTATCAACAATACTGCTACCAACGTTATTGGTGGTGAAGTTATTGAAGAAAGACAGGGCCTCAGTAAGGCTCTTAGACCAAGGGCAGATAACTAATGCACATATACAAATGGACACATATTGAAACCAATAGGTCATACATAGGGCAGTCTATCCAGTCTCCCAATCAAAGAAGACTTGAACATATAAGTGGTAGTAGAAGAGTTAAAAAAACTTACCATTTTCATAATGCATTAAAAAAGTATGGAATTGATGCCTTCTCTTGGGAAGTCATTTCATATGCAGATTCAATAGAAGAATTAAATTTATTAGAAGAAAAATTTATAAATGAGTATAATTCTATAGAAAACGGATTTAATATTCGTAATGGTGGTAATAACAAAACTCATTCATATGAAAGCAAGTTAAGAATGAGTGAAGCACAAAAACTGGCACATGCAAGACGTAGAATAAATGGTGGCGACACCTTCACAAAGACTAAAAAAACATCTGGTTGGAAATGGACCGACGAGCAAAAAGAAAAATTTAAACCTATACAAGAAAAACTAAGTAAAATAACAAAAAATAAAACTTGGAAAGTAATTGACGGGAAAAGAGTTTGGATGGACAAGGGGGACTTGGTTTAACGCCAAGTATATAGAAATTTTACATTTTTACGACGGTCAAATAAGGCGCTACATAACACAAGTTATACGTATGCTGAGTAATTTCAGTTACAAAGACGGCGATGGCGATTTGCGAAGAATACCAGTAATGTATGGTGATATTACCAGACAAGTCGCAAACATCCTTCGTGATAACAGTGAAAACAAGTTACCCAGCGCCCCTAGAATAGCTGTTTACATAACTGGATTGGACATAGACAGAAATCGCACAAGTGATAGCAGTTTTGTAAGTAAGCTGCATGTACGAGAACGTGCATTTGACGAAAACAACAATGAATACCTAAACGTGCAAGGTAAGAACTACACTGTTGAAAGGCTAATGCCAACTCCCTACAAACTTACTATAAATGCAGACATATGGAGTACTAACACTGATCAAAAGCTTCAAATAATCGAACAGATTATAATGTTGTTTAATCCAAGTTTAGAAATCCAAACAACTGACAATTATGTCGATTGGACTAGTTTGACTTCAGTTGACCTAGATGCTGTTGTATTCTCTAATAGGTCAATACCAACTGGTACTGAGAGTACTATTGACGTTGGTACTTTGACCTTTAGTACACCTATATGGATATCTCCCCCAGCTAAAGTTAAAAAGCTGGGTGTTATTACTGATATCATTACTAATATTTTTAATGAAAATACTGGTACTATTGACATAGGATTGTCAAGTCCACAACTAAATCAATATGAAGATTTACCAGCAGGTAGGGTTGATTACGATCGCAGGGCTCTTACTGAAACGACCGCAAACATACCTGGTGCTGATTACGTTGAACTTGTAAAAATAGGCGAAGTTTACCAAACCCGTGATGGTAAAGATGTTAGAATATACAGCACAGACGCTGGGCCACCCAGACCCGTACACGGCGCTTACTGGGATGTTGATACTTCAAATTGGGTGTTTTGTAGTTGGGATGCATATGGTAGGGTTGACCCAGATACTGGTGAACCAGAAAACCTTGACCTTCTAGCAATTACTACACAACAAAGCAACACTGTTACTGAAACATCTGGTGATGCCGAAGTGGTTGCCGTTAATTACATGCAATATGGAATATACGTTGAAGGTGATACTGTTAGACTTAACAAATATGGGTCAACAAAAAAACACAGCTGGCTCAATGTTTTTGAAGCATATACTGAAAGGTACGTTCCAGGAGTTTCAAGAATATATTTGTCAAGACTCGATTTAGACATAATGGTTACTGGGACATTTACTATAAAACCTTCAGATCACAGTATACTAGTAGTTGATTGGGATGCCGATACTTTCCCATCAAACACTGACCTAGATGGTAGAACTACTATTGATTATGTTATCGAACCAGGTAGATTTAACCCAAAATATGTTAAACAACCGGGTATACGTTTCCTACTATTAAGCGACATAGGTAGTGATAGCAATACTAGCGGTCCTTCAGCATGGAAACAGTCAAATGGTTCAGACTTTAGAGCATCAAAAGATGACATAATTGAATGGGACGGAAGTAATTGGGTTATAGTATTCGACGCTAGTGCAACGTCAGATGCAGTGTTTACTACCAACTTAAACACAAAAACACAATATATGTGGACTGGTACTGAATGGATTGAAAGTATAAACGGAGATTATCCAACTGGAAGCTGGAGAGTGTCACTCGACGGATAAGTATTTTTATGAAAAAAATTATCTGTAGTGGCGCTCTTTTTTATTCGTTAGATACTAATCGTTTTCTGTTTTTGTACAGATCAAGAGGAAAACGGTCTGATCTCTGGGGGCTTGTTGGTGGTACAAATGAAGAAACTGAAACACCCTGGGATGGATTGTGTAGGGAAATAACTGAAGAAATAGGCAGTATGCCCCCTATTAAGAAAACCATACCACTGGAAACATTTGTAAGCAACGACGAACACTTCAGTTTTCATACATACCTATGTATAATTGAAAAAGAGTTTATACCAGTGTTGAATGAAGAGCACGACGGCTATTGCTGGGTTAGTTTTGGGAAGTGGCCGAGACCACTTCACAATGGATTGCAAAATACGTTAAAAAGTAAAACTAATATTAAAAAATTAGAAACCGTGTTTAAACTAATAAATTTAATTAGTTGATTTTCTAAAATGATAGTCAGAGTCAACTTCACTGCGTGTTACTTGTGCCACTAAGTCAAAACCAATAGATTTCATAAATTCAAAAACTTCGTCTACTTTTGGGGCACCGGCATTATAATCAGCATGTTGAGCTTCTAATATTATGTCGTTACACTGCTGCAAACATTTAGTTGCACCACGCAGTACATCAATTTCTGCCCCCTGAATATCCAGTTTTATTAAATCGGGTTTAGGCCAACAATTTCCATCAACAATGCTGTCTAACGTCCACCCAGTTGCTTCAACGCCATCTTCCTCTGTAAAGAATTCAGTATTTTCTTTATAGTAACTGTTACCCCCTAGGTTATCGTCACGTACATAGAATTTTAATTTTCTCCCATCGGTGTCAGTAAGTACATCAATCCAGTACGGATAACCGGATTGTTTTAATATTGGTTCTACATTTTTATTTGCATCAAATAGGTAATATTCAGATTCTGGCCATATTTCTTTTGCCTTTCTAGTCCAGTGTAAAACACACGCACCAATATCATATATTACTTTTGGTTTTATATTCATATTTTTCATATAATCGAAATATTCGTTTGGTAGCAGGTCTTCGCTGGCTGTTTGATTTACAAAATCAGATGCACTTTGTTTTTTGGGAGGAGTGACTGGCGGTAGTATAAATTTTGTAGTTCCAACGTGTTCACATCTTATAGTTGTGTCTGCCCATACTTCAAATCCAAGTTCCCTTGCCTTAAAGCAAAAGTATATATCTTCACTGAAAGTGTATGCATGATTTAATGCAGATTTGTATACAAAGTGTGGATATTGCATGGTTCTTAAAACGTTACTATTGATCAAACAGCAACCCATCCCACACGCAGATACCTTTGCTAATGGAGTATCTTGTATTTCTTCCAAAGTAGCATTTCTAGCGCCGTTTGGGGCGTCTAGGTAAACCTCTAATATTTGAGTATCGGGTATACGTTGTATATATAAACCACTTATTATGTCCTTGTTTGCTAAAAGCATTTTTTCAAGACAGTCAACTGGAAGTACTATGTCACTGTCCACACACATTAGGTAATCATATCTTAACCCCCAATCGGCTATTAGGTTGCGTATTTGATCTATCTGATATCCGTAAAAATACTGGAAATCAACTCTGTATCCTTCTGGAACACGCAAATCATAAATGCTTTTAAACGTTTCGGGTTCTATATATTTGTTAGTGGGTATTGCTAAAAGAATTGTTTTTGTCACAGTACTCTCATGTTTTTTGTAGGATGTTTCAGCGTTTCTGTTTTGTTCATCACCGCGTATTTTGTAATCGTTTAAGGGATTTGCGTCGTTATAATTACACACTATTTCTTTATTACAGTAAACCCTGTCTGGGTCTACTCTTTCTATTAATTCATAAAACAATGGGTTATCATGTCCCGCTTTCATCCATTTTCCAGATGAATCCTTAAACTTACTTTCATCAAGATCTTTTATATGTTTACCTAATACTGTTCTAAGATGTGTATATGGTATTCTCCAATTAAACATATGATTTCTATATGTCTTTTTTTCCTTAACGTCAATTGGATAATCTTGTGCAATTAATGGAATGTTATCTACTACACTCCACATGCTACCGTAAGTAAACTCGTAGCCCTGATTATACAGGTCGTTGTAATAATGAAAAATAGTGTTGTTGTTAACTAACCAATCGTCACCGTCTAACAGTATGACTATGTCGTCATCATCCACATATTCTCTGACAGCAGCCATTTGATTAAAAATAGCACCCTTATTTTCATGAGTATCCCAAGTTACATTACTGTATGTTTTAACACTTTCTACAGTATTTTTGACAACTATTTTACTGTTGTCAGTAGAGGCATCATTAATTAAAATATGAAGATAATTGTTGTAATCCTGACTAGCTACACTTAGAATGTTTTTATTGACATAGTTTTCTGCATTCCAGTATGGTGATATTACAACAATTCTACGTTGCTTTCCATATGAAGAATACTCAGTCAATTGAGACGTATGTGTAGTTCTTCCAAATACCCGTTCTACTTTTTTGTTTATCCTAGTGACCTGGCGGTACTCGTGAACTGGTAAAAATCTATCGGTAATTTTGTATAAGAATTGTTTCCATTGTAGTGCAACAGTATTCCACCCAGCCACGTCTTTTACAACATCGCAATAATTTTGCTTTTGCTGATGCAAGTATGTGTTGTCGTATGCCGAGATAACTGTTTTTACAAATTTAGATACTTGATCAGGTTTGTTAATGTTGGGGAACAAGCTGTTGGGTTCTATGGCATAATCTATCAAATAACAGGATTTTTCAACAGCAGTTTCCTCCAATGCCCCAAATCTAGTAGTTACCAATGGTGTTTTATATAGTAAAGATTCTAATGAAGAAATGCCAAATGTTTCTGGAAAAGCACAGGGGAAAAGCATCATGTTTGCATTGGCTAAAATATCAGCTATTTCTCTCTGTTTTATAACACCAGTAAATGTTATACCCAAGTTTGCTAAATCTTCACGAGTTTTTAAATCATTTACTAATGCTTCTTGTTGATCTGGTTCAGCGCCCTCACGGAACCTGTAGTAACCGCCAATTATTGTAAGTCTTGCCGCTGGTATGTGTTTTTTAATTTCAGGCCATATGTGCTCAATTAGGGGGATCATGCCTTTAGTAGCACTTGCATTATAAACAAAGTGATTTCGGTCTTTTTTAGATAAATCAACTTCTGGTAAGTATTGTACTGCACCATTGCGTGTTTGAAATATGTATTTCTTCAAAACTTCAAAGTTACGCTTGTACCCATGGTCACAATTTAAAATGTAATTTGTGTGAAAATCACTTAGTGTAAAAATATGATGTATTACTCCACGTAAGACTAATTCTTCAACACCTTCATCACCCTGTATGAATGTATCATGCAACCAGAGTATTCGTTTTTCAGCAGTTGGTATAAACGGGTATTGAGAATTTTCCAAAAACGGATATATGCTTCTAGAAACTATTACTGCATCGTATATGTCAATATGACTCGGTGCATCTGAGTTGTCTATATATCTTACATTGTCATAAACGCCTGGTGCAGAATGAGACGAATCTTTGCAGTTGTTTATTACTGTTACATCTATACCAATTTTTGCAAGCTCTTTTGACAGTAAAATCACTGCACTTTCACTACCACCTAACCCATGCTTTTCCAGTGTTGTTCCGTCATAACACAAACCAAGTTTGTCAACTATTGCTATCTTCATAAAAATACTCCATGCCAAGTATATATTACATGTTCATGGAGTATTTTTCTTTTTTGAGTTATTGTGGTAAGTCTACTGCAACTGGTAGGTTTAGCTTATCTTGCGTTATTGTTATTTTTTCATCAACTTGCGCTTGAATGTTTTCAACATTCAACATTCCCTGTAACCAAGATAAAATAGTGTCTTTATTTAGTTCGTTGAAGGGTGTGAAATTGTCATAGTTAACAATATCAAAAAGTACAGAACCTAAAATACTTTCAGAAATTCCAGTTTCCGAAATTCCAGTTACGGTGTAGTCTACTTTTTTTATCACGTTTTGTACGTCGTTTTCAGACGGTATTACCATAACTGATGTTATATTCCAAGTATAGGTATTCATGTGTACTCCTTATGCAACAAACGTACCAGTGTTTGCGCCTATTTTTTTAACTGTATAAAATGATCCAGCCTGCGGTGTAGCAGAACCGGAAGTACAAGCCAAGTTTAATCGCAAGTTACATGCGGCGTTTGTATTAATGTAAGCTTTTATTTCAAAGAAATGCTGAACGCCTGTGGATAATGATCCAGTAGCAGCAAATGCAGTGGCAGCAGTGGCAGCAGAAGTAATTGTACCAATCACACCAACACCACCTGTACCAGTGATAGGCGTTTCTATATACCTCGCAGACACTTGTGTTGGGGCACTGCTGGCTGTTAATGTCCAGGTAACAGTGCTTGCTGTTGTTTTCAAAAATCGACAATATGCCGTAAATTCATAAGATGATGCAGCTTCAAGGCTTACTGCAGATGTTGCACCAAAGAAGTTGGCTATTGTAGTAATCGCCGTACCTGCTGCCGACAGTCTAAAAGTTTGTTCAGCTGCCACTGCTCCGTAACCAGATGTATCGTTTAAAACGTCCAGTCCGTCAACAGTTAACATCATACGTCGTTGGGCTGCTTCACCCACTCCTGTTCCAACGTACCAGTTGTGTTGGGTCATGTTCATACCGTTTCGAACTATATTGTAAGCATACCCACTTGATGTTGACGCGTCGTTAATAGGGTATATATAAAAATCGCCACCACTTACTGATTGCCCCCATCTTTTTTCGTCAGTTATTGATGTTGTACTGGTTAATTCAAAAACCGGGGCGGTTGCGGATATCTCTAATTCTGTTGAAGGATTTAACGTTCCTATACCAACACCCCCACCACCGTATGGTAGTAATGACATGTTTCCGTTTGCGTTTACGTCTATTGCTGGCAACCCAGAAACATCGTTAACCGAAAATATACTACCAGAAGTTAAATTGTTTGTAATACTAAAAAGTTGCCCTGCACTACCTTCAAAAGATAGGGTTCCATTACTAGTTGGATACACTTTTAATGTTATATCCTGTGCTCCAGTTGTTGAATCGGCACCGCTGAAAACCATAGTAGGGTCGGCGGTCTGTCCAGTATTGGGGGTTATTAAAATATTTTTATCTGATAATGCCATAATGTTGCCTCGTTATATTTATTTAAAGTCCAAATCTACCTTTTAAACTGTTAAAGTTTCTTAGAACAGTGTCGGCTGACAACGCTGTGTTGTAAACGTTTACTATTGGTATTTCGCCTTGGAATCTGTATGCTGTACCCGAAACACTGAACCAATCACCAATTGCAAAAGTATAAGCTGAATATGCGTCAGTAAAAGCGCCAGCAGTTGTTCCAGTGCCAGTTACCACCCCATCAACGTATACGTTTATCGTAGTAGTGTTTGCACCCGAATTGTATTTTTGTGTACCAACTATATGGTGGTATACACCGTTTGGATTCGTTACCGCCGAGCTGTCAACGGTATATTGTACACTAGCAACCTGGGTGGAAAGTCTTATTGATCCATTTGACAAAAAAGACAAATACGGCAAGCCCCTACCACATATCATGTTGTATGTATTTACTGACGCTGTGCGGTTAACCCATGCTTCAAAAGTAAAATCTGATCCTGCTGTAAACTGCAACGCAGACGGGCCAGTAATGTAATCAGTCGAGCCATTAAAAGTAAATGTATTTCCACTCGTATAAGTTAACCCAGTTGCAGTCACAGTCTGGGAAGTGTTGATTATATTTTTTATATTTGTAGAAGCAGTTCTTTCCCCATTTACATACCTAGTAGGATAATTTTTTAATTCATATTGAAACCTAGAAATGTATAGGCCATACCCAGTTACACCCAGGTATGAGGCTACACCACCAGACCATATACCAGTAAAGAATCCAGCAGTAGCATTAGTTTTAGTAATAGTTGCTGTACACAAATACCATCCATTGCCCACTGGGGTTATAGAGCAGACATTCCCACCAGTTTGGAATATTGTCCCAGTTGATAAATCAAAAACTGAATATCCTTCACCATTCATAGTTAGCATAAGCTGTTTGCGTTCAGCTGCTTTTGCAAATATACTCAAAGAGTACACTTGGCCAGCCGAAACTGTTGGTAGTTGATAAATCATGTGTTGAGCTGTGGTGGCAGTTTCGGCTATCTTATAAGCGCGTTGATCACCGTTGCCAGCATATACAGGTGACAGTTCAGTTGTGGAAAGAGTTGCAGTTACATCACTTTTAGTCCAAGTAGCCTGCGTAAAGTCATTTGAATTAGATGCCAAGTTAACTGTTGGTGCTCCGTAGTATGATTTTTCATTCCCCATGTCATATGAAAAAACCATACTAGTGGTAGAAATAGCTGGTCCACTATATACTCCCATTATAAACCAAACCTACCTTTCAAAGCGTTAAAATTATGTATTATCTCGGATGATGAAAGAGATCGGTTATACATCATTGTTGTACCTATATATCCGCTAAAGACCTCAGCCATAGTTGCATCAAAATCTCCAATTAATAATGTACCACCCCCAGGTGTTGGTGGTGCAAATGCAATACTGTTACTTGCAACTAATGCTCCGTTTACGTAAATTTTAAGGCCGGTACTATCGCCTGTAACTGCGACATTGGACCAACTGCCCTGCGGGCACACATTTGCAGGGGAACTAAGTATGTTATTTGCCCCATCAACTATAAATTGTAGACTGTTTGGTAAGGCTGTTGCGTTTCTAAATCTAAACCTATACCCCAAATTTCCATTCTTGCTCATTATGTTACACGATGCTGAATCTAATGCAACCGACTCAGGCCTTATCCAAGCACTCATGGTAATTGTTGATGGCTGTGTATAATTAACATGGTTTCCAAAATTTATGTATGATGATGTGTGATTAAATGAATATGTTCCATCACTGTTGTAAACTAAGTTATTAGCAGTTCCAGCAGTTCTAGTAACCATGTCATATACTGTATCAGTAGTAGTCCTCGAACCCACAACGTATGGTGTTAGAAAAGTTGAAGACTCCATTTGTGCCCCGAAGAAATAATGCCCCAGTGTGTTTGTAAGACCACGACCACCGGGCCATATTCTAAAGTTAAAAGTAGTTCCGGCATTTACCCTTGCCGGAACTGTAATAGAACACCTGTACCACCCATCTTCAATATACGTCATGGTGCCGCCAGCATCACAAGTTCCAGTTCTTGGATAAAAATTCACGTTAACTTCGGTATCACCCGTGTAATAACAGTTTAATGTAAAAAAGTCACCAGTATAGTATTTGACATATACACTGCATATTTGTGCCCCAGTGCCAGTTGTAGTGGTTGCTATTGTTTGGCTGATTAGCGAGTTTGCTACCGCAGTTGCAACTATAGTGTCGGCGTTTGCTCTTGTTACATAACTGGGTATAGGACCCGGGACTGATGGTCCCTGTGTTGTGTCATTTGTAACTGTTGCTGGAAAAGACGTAAAGTCCCAAGGAGAAAATCCAAAATTGCTCGGTCCACTTATATAATTAACCGTTGGGGCTCCATAATAAGATTTAACAGTATTATATATGTCATGATAAAATACGAGAGAATCGGTAATTATTCCAGATGAATGATACAACCCCATTATAATCCGTATCTCCCACGCATTGCATTAAAATTTTGTTTTACTTCCAACGGACTTAACGCTCTATCATGGATCATTATATTTGATATTGATCCATTGAACCCACGGGTTAAGTCTAACCTATTTCCTATAATCAAGTCTGCAGACGTGGTGCTAATTTGTGTCGGTGAGCCCACATTATTTTCATTATATGTACTAACATCAACGCCATCAACATATATTTTCATAGATGTAGTTGGCCCAGACATTATGTCATATACCCCAACTATATTATACCATTTGTTTGTATCAGTTATAGTAATACTACTGTTTTGATTTATATAAGCAGTATTACCAGGGTTACTCCAAAAAAAGTTGGCCCTATCTGGTGTTGACCCATCACCAATACGCAATACCCACTGCCCCTCGCCCGTCGCCCATTTACCAACTATGTATGAATTTAGCATGTTTGTCACGGCTAGTTTAACCCATGCTGAAACTGTAAACATAGCCGAAGTACCAACAAATACTGTGTCTAATATATCACCAAATGTAGCATATTGAGTTGACCCGTTAAATGTAAAAAACCCACCATTGTTTGAACTGTAAACTGGTGCACTTACTAATGTTGCACTATTTGCAGCGGTTGCGTTTGCAATGTTAGTCCAAACTGTTCCTGACCCAGGATAACTTTTTGTATTTCCAGCGTCAACACACACTATTAAGTCTCTAGTAGAAACTGAAGGGTTATAAGAAACTGCCATTATTCTTTATACTCCACAACTAGCTTATCAATATCTTTTCTTTCAGCATATACTATAAAATAAAAATTATCTCCACCTTTTATGTAAACACAGTTGTCTTCAACTCTATCAACAAACAAATTTTGATAATACTTGTTTGGAGTTATGCTTACAGATATAGTTGTGGCATCTACCAAGCCAATCCAGTATTCTGGAAGTTCTATTGTTGGGTCTTGTATACCACTTACCGCGCCCCTAATGTAAACACCATTTTCAGGGCCTTCAAGTGACCCGTATCTTAATTTCATGCCAGGTTTTGTTGGGTGATCAATGTCAAAGGACTTAGATATAGCACTAATAGTCCCAGTACTTGCATTAAAGCTAAATTTGCTTGTAGAAACCTTAACTGCTTGTGATGATCCTGCTGCACTAATCATAACTGGATACAGTGTTGTAGTGGTTGTGTCATCTGTTCCAGTTAAGTTAGCTGATCCACCAGCTGTACCAGTTATTCCCTGTATTCCCTGACTACCAGTAAACCCTGTACCAGTGGTTCCCTGAATGCCTTGGCGACCCTGTATTCCCTGAATACCCTGAATACCCTGGGTACCTTGTGTTCCAGTAGTTCCCTGAATTCCTTGAATACCCTGAATTCCTTGAATTCCCTGGGCTCCGGTTGTACCCTGAACTCCTTGTATTCCTTGAATACC